CCCAAATTTATTATTTCTTTTATAAGTAAATCCATAGCTAAAGTAGAGTTACCAACAAAGTCTTGTTTACTAGTCATCCCAACTAATATACAACCCCTAGAATCTTTAGCAGTATTACCTCTATGAAATAATATATATGAACGGTCTTTTACATCTTCTACAAGCAAGTGCAAGTAATTTCTAGTAGCACTTTCTCTTGGGTATCTTAATCGTACTTTGTATTCGCCTACTGGTATGCAAGATATGCTTCTTTGATTATCTCTATAAGGTAGTTCTAATGTATCACAAAAGCGTTCTCCATTAAGAAACAACTCGCCTATTGTACTTTCATCACTAAAAGTATCTCTGAGAATTAAAAGGTTTATGTTGGAGTTTTTAGAGATAGTAGGACTT